TACCTTTAGGTTCGTTTGTGCCGGTACCGTTGATGATATCGTCTTCTATTGCCCTCGCAATATCTTCAGCGAGCATATTTACAAGCCATGCCTCGAAAGCGTCAATGGCCATGGTGGCGACTGTCTTGGATATACGGATAACTTTCGCATACTCATATCCCGCCAGGGTCACATAAACTAATGTGTCGGGTGCTGGTGTGATGGCCGCGTTCTCGGTGTGTATGGTTGCCGTGTTACGTACACCTTCAACTGCAAACTTAATATTGCCTGCTACTCGCAGGAGAGTTATCTGGCTCAGCATTGGCGCAACTTTTACCATTTTTTCGAATATCATGTTGGCCGTTTCCACCGGAATTACGGCATATGCCGAATTGTCAGCACTAGTATATGCCCGTTCTTCAGCCTCAGTCAACGGTTTGCCTAACAGTTTCTTAAAGAATGCGCTTCTATATTCTTTCGTTTCAAACACATTATCCATCTTTTTAACCTCCGGTTGTTCTATTTTTCTAGCTTCAGCTTCACCTGCTTGTATTTTTTCAGCAGTCTCTTTTTTACTTCTGAGCTCTTGCGCTTCTTTCTCAAGCGCATCCAGCTCTTTTTCTATCGCGTCCAAATCAGTTTCTGTATCACTTTCTAATAATTGTCTTATCTCAACTTTGCGATCATTTATTTCTTTAAGCCTTTTCTCGATATTCATAATATCACTCCTTAAAAATATGTTTTTATTATCAGCCGTTTTCTCCGCGACGCTTTCTCCAAAGCTATTCGCTGCTTCTCAGCCTCCGCCTCAAAGTAGCTACGCAAAGACAAGCTGGTTGTATCGTATGCCGGAGTATCCACCGCCGACACATCGAATAATTTATCGATAGATAAAATCTTTCGCGTTCGCGTTTCAGTATCATATTCATCTTTTGACACCGTAAACGCAAAGCTCATTTTATCGATATCGCCACGTTTAATTAGCTCATATAGATCTCTGCCTGCTGTTGTGTTTGCAAGTTCGGCTATTATTCTTAATCCTTGTTCATCTTTAATAAGCTGTAGTGTTTTGTTGCGTGTGCGCGCCATAATCATTACATCATCCGAGTGATTATATTTGAGCGGCACATCGCGCATATCTGTCTTGTCTAAAGCTCTATCGCTTATGACTTCACGATATTCTACGCCATCAAAGTTAAACACCGCTGGCTCGTTAAATCTTATGGCATACCCCTGAATTAACATTTTGTCATCTTGCATATCAACAGACTCTATCGGCATGGATCGCACTTCTTTAACAGCCTTCAAAGTTCTAAGCTCCGGCGGCTCAATGTCAGCATCGCGCAAATGAGCGGCTAAGTGGTTATATACTCCTTGATAGTCCGCTCTTGGTATGCTCGTTCCGCCCATTGCCCCGTTGAGTACGCTTATGCCCGTTATACATCCACGCACGTTTGCCGCGCCCGGGTTTCCGCTATTATCCACCTCATGATGTATGAATTTGTAAGCGCTTTTAACATCCTCTTCGCCTTCCGGGTCACGCCAGGCATATATTTGTCTGTAGTAACTGTAGTCCTCACCGCTGCGCACCTGCGCCTCGTTACCTGGGCCATCCCATTCCTTATCAACCGTTGGTGTTTTGTGCCTCGGTATTGCTGGCATTGCTGCCACCTCCTTGATTTTGTTCTTGTAATTGATAGTCTGTAGCTCTTACAGCGTTTATGAAATTTAGCGATTGATACCTTACGTCTCCACCTTCAACTGGCGCAAGGTTCAGAATCTCCCGCGCTTCATTTACGCTTAGCACGGCTAACCCCATAAGGTTTGTGATCAGATTGCTTTTTGTGGTCGCGCTTGCATATTGCAATCTAGAGCTCTCAAATATAATCTGATTGCCAAAGCCGATTTCTCTATCCGTAAAGAGTTTAGCGGTAAACTCTAAACCCATCTGGACCGCAATAGGCTCCAATGTGCTCTCATAAAAGGCATTCCACTGTTCTTCGGTATAGTTTGAAGTTATAATCGGCTCACTCACGCCAAAATAATCGTATACCGACTGCTTAATGTGCGCCATTGTGTCTTTGTCCACAATTTGTGGCTTGCTGTCCAAAGGAATGAAGTCCGCTTTTGCGTCTATTGCGCCTATACCGCCGTTATTATCTATGTTCATGTATTCAGTTACAAAACGATCGCGTTCTTTTTTGATATCTTCTGGTTTCAGCATCGCTTGTGTAAACTTTAAGATGCCCCGCATGTTTGCCGATGTTTTGATGGCATTAACAATTCCTTCGTTAGTCGTATTAATGAGTTCAAGCGTCGGTATCAATGCTTTGTTTGACGCGCCATAAAAATCGTTGTCATAATAAAAGCGGCGCAAATGTATAATATCTGTATACGGTATTGTTATCTGATCGCCACTAAAGAACTTAAATCTTGCATAAATCTCGTTATTGCTTTCCAATAACTCTAGATTGGCCGAAGATATCGGATATAAACCAATAGGGCTGCCAGTATCAGCATCCTTATCGATGAATACAAAGCTGTTATTGCGCATAAACAATTCGGTCAGCACACGATAAAAGAATGTATAGCTGTCCATGTATTTGTTCGGCCTTGTGTCAAGCAAATATTGTATACTGGAATTCTGCTGCATAATGTCGCCATTGGCTTTTCGAATATGTTTCGGTTTGAGCTTTGCGCCGTTTCTTGCTATAGCGTCCACCGCCGCTCTCACAATGTCACTTGCGTAGGCATTATCACCAAACATCGTGAATATCGGCTGGTAGCCGCTTAGCATTTTTAAGTTTGTGTACTCTTGCGCAGGCTGTTTCGTCCTGCCAAATATCATGTTAAATAAACTTCGTCTTTCCTTTGCCACTTTATCACCCCCCTATAATAACGCTTTATAGTCACTCAAATGCTCTTGCAAACCAACGTAAGTAATAAGCAGACTAACTGCGCCATCTATGCGGGCCCGGATATTCTTACCTTTAATCGGTCTTACGTTGTCATTTTCATCGCGTTTCGCCACCACATTAGTTAAATTCCATTTCAGTATCGGATTGTTATTATAATTTATTAGCTTGTTTCTCAAGTCGGCCTCCATTTCTTTCATCGGCTGGCTTAAAGTCTTATATCCCTGTCTGGCCTCAACCATCTGAAAGCCATAATCCTTCATTTCCTGTACCCAATAGTTGGAATTCCACGGGTCATAATAAATCCATAGCGGCCTAATGTCATATTTATTGAACAGCTTCAAAAACCAAGCTGTTACATCCGAATAGTTAACCTTAAAGCCTTCGCAAGCAGTAAGAAGTCCCTGCTTTTGCCATATGTCGTATGGTACTTTGTCCTCTTTTGCCCTCTGCTCAACGATTTCTCCGGGCATAAAGTATTGCTGCATCACATATTTTTTGTCGTCATTCGGCTTCATCAAAATTATTGTTGCACAAGTCAAATCCGTTGTGCTTGATAAATCAACACCGCCAATTGCATAGCTTCCGCGGAAGTCATTAATGTCGAAAGTTTCATCATTGTTTATAATCTCAAACGGCAACCAGGCCTGCGCTGTCGATTCTCTAATGTTAAAATCCTTACACAAAACTCCTGGCAAGTCTCTGGCATTATTCTTTGCGCGCTCTACTTTTTCCGCCAAGTCCTCAAACTTCTTGATGCTGCCTAGCCCTGGATTGGCCTTCTGCCACATATGCCAGTCTACCCATTCATCACGGTTATCCAGCTCGTACATGATAGGCAAGAACCGCTCATCATCAATTACACCATCAATTACCTTTGCAGCATAATCATATATATCATCATAAATACATTCCCTCACTGTCCCGGCAGTTGTAATCATAACAAGCAGCGGTTGTCTCCTTGCGCTCATAGACTGCTTCATAACCTCATACAGGTTTCTATCCCTGATCGCATGAAGCTCATCTATTATGACACAATGAGAATTTAATCCGTCAAGGCTGTTGCTATCCGAGGCCAGCGGCTCCATCTTGCTGAAGGTCAAAGGCATATACATATCGCTTTTGCGTTTGTGAATATGCTTAGATAATGCCGGAGATTGCTTAACCATGTTAACAGCTTCGGTGAATATAATTCTTGCCTGGTCTTTTTTTGTGGCTACGCTGTATATTTCCGCACCGCCTTCATTGTCAGCAATCAGCATATAAAGCGCAATGCCTGCCAGCATGGTCGATTTACCGTTTTTGCGCGCAACTAAAAAAAGCGTTTCCTTGAAACGCCTTATGCCTGTATCTTTATGAACAAAACCGAATAAAGCCGATATATATGCCTTCTGAAATAATTGCAACTGGACAGGTTTGCCGATCCATTCACCTTTCGACTGGCGGCAAAATGTTTCTATAAACTGAATCGGCCTATCCGCACGCTCTTCATCGAATATCCATTCGCTTTTTGGATTGCGTATATCGTCGGCCAGCTTGCTGTATTCCTTGTAAACCTTTTGCGATACCAAGATGTTGCCGGATTCAATTTCGTCCCAATAATTAAGTATCCAATTCATCTGACCGCCTTCTGTATGAAGGTTACGAGTTCGTCTTCTGCTGCCTTTGCCTCATCTTTCGGCAGCATGTCTGTCAATTGCTTAATCACAGCCGAATAATTCTTTATCATCGTATTGTACAGATCAGCTTCGGGGCTCTTTTTTGTGCCCCACTGGTTCTCGCCGTTCTGGTATGTGCTTATGCAGCCGTTTTTGTTTATGGCGTCTTGCAAATCTTCAAGCGTTGCGGCCATAAATGCGGCGTTTTCAATCAGAGTCGAGACTGCCGTAAGTTTATCTTTTGGTAAGTTTCTGAATATTCTTTTAAGTTTGCGTATTTCCTTTTTTATCCGTTCATCTTTGTCCATGTAATCCCATCTCCTTGTACTACACTGCATATATAGGCACTTTCCGGGGTTTTTGTGAG